GCCCCAGAGGTCGGTCAAGCCAACAGGACGGCGTTCACAGCCTCAAAGCGTGGTGCGCGACAAGCAACTGGCCCAAGCCCGAAAGTCAGGGAGTTCTGATGACTTCATGGCCCTAATGCTTGAGCCAAAATCATAACGGTTTAGCCCCTTTTAGGAGAATATCAAATGGCACAACCCGCAAATACATACGATTCATACGATCAAGTCGGACTTCGTGAAGATTTATCGGACATGATTTACGACATTTCACCAGAAGAAACGCCGTTTCTTTCCGGAATTGCCAAGACCAAGGCGACAAGCACAAAACATGAATGGCAATTAGATTCATTGCGTGCGTCCGGTGCCAATGCGCACATTGAAGGCGACGACACCGCCGCAACCGCGCGCTCTGCAACAACTCGCCTCGACAACCGCACCCAAATCTTTAAGGACGCCGTTATCGTGTCCGACACGGATGAAGGTTTGTCAAAAGCTGGCCGCGCCAAAGAAATGGCCTACCAGATTTTGAAGGTGGCAAAAGAGCAAAAACTCGACCAAGAAAAGGCTCTGTTCGCCAATAATGCAAAAGTCGTTGGTAACGCTACAACTGCCCGCGAACTTGCTGGCCTGCCGACTTGGTTGATCACGAACACAACCTTTGGTGCAAACGAAGGCGCGGACGCAACCGGCGACGGTTCCGATGCGCGGACTGACGAAACGACCACTTTGATTGCATTCTCGCAAGCACGTTTCGACAGTGTGATGCAAGCCTGTTGGCAGTCTGGCGGTAAACCTGACACGGTTTTCTTGTCCAGCTTCCAAATGAACCTTGCGCTTGGCTTTGCTGGTAACAACAACCAGCGGTCCAACGTCACGGCGGAATCTGAAAAGGTCATCAACCACTACAGCGTTTATGTGACGCCTTGGGGTACGGTGACGTTTGTTCCAACTCGCGAAAACCGTTCGCGCGATGTGTTCATTGTTGAAAAAGACAAGTGGGCTTGCGCAGTCTTGCGTCCGACCAAGAACGTTGCCCTCGCAAAGACTGGCGATTCCGATAAACGCCAGGTCGTGACCGAAATGACTCTCGTTTCGCGCAACGAAGCTGCAAGCGGCGGCGTGTTTGACAACACCATCACATAACTAAGGCGGGGCGGCTTCGGTCGCCCCATCCTTCTATTCAAGGGGTGAAAATGGAATATCGCGTGACCTGCAAGGGTATGTTTATTGATGGACTGTTGCACCGCGAGGGCGAGACATTCACAACAACAAATGAAAAAGCGGAGCGGATGCTGAACCTGCGTCCCCGCCAGACATTCGAGGCAGCAACAAATGACGAAGACAAACGAGACAGTGATTTGGGACGACATGGCGGGGAAGATGATCGTGAAGGAGACGCACGACTTCACGTCAACAGTGGAGCGGGCCAAGACCCTAAAAAGCCTCGGTCAAAACGACTTCGGAAGCGATAACAAGCTGGTCGGCGTTGTCCCTGCCAAGATGTTTGCCATGTGGGCCAAAAAATGGGGCGTGAGCATGTCAGACAGTAAGGCGATGGAGGAAGTGGTCGCCAAAGAATTAATGAGTCCAGACAACGCACAATTGCGCGTGTGGGACGGTCGATTTTAATGTCTGTTCGTGAGGGTATCCCAATTTTTCAAGGTAGCGCGGCGGTGACATTTCCCGCATGGTCATTATTGCTTTCACACGGTTGGGACGTCATTATCGCGGTTCTCGGCGTGATTGTTTTAGTTATGACAATTTACAACAAATCTCTTGAGATAAAGCAACGCCGCAAGGCGATCCATGACGACACCAAAAGGACAGGATGATGAAAGTATCAACACGCGGAATCCTAGAGATTGCAGAGCATGAGGGTATTGTTCCTGCGCCATATTACGACAGCGTTGGCGTGCTGACATACGGCATCGGTCACACAAAGAACGCGGGCGGGCCGGACCCTGCAAAGATGTCGCTGGCAATGCCCGCAAACATAGACAAAGAAATCGACAAGGCTTTGAAGCTGTTTGCCCAAGATGTCGTCAAGTACGAAAAGCGCGTCAACAATGCGATTGGGGTTCCCTTGGCACAGCACGAGTTTGACGCCCTAGTGTCCTTTGACCTGAACACAGGCGGGATACACCGCGCCCAGTTGACTAAGGCTATCAACGGCCACGATCCGGACGCAAAGCGGCACTTTATGGGATGGCTTAGACCGCCTGAACTTCGCAAGCGCAGGACGGCTGAAATGGACCTATTCCACACGGGCGACTATGACGCCAACGGGGACCGCATTCCAGTTTGGAAAACCAACGGTAAGGGCAAGCTGATCGGTCAGTTGCGCACCATGAGCGGCGACGAGGTTCTCAAGCGTATGGGGCGGCGCGTATCACACACTGACACGCCACCCGCGCCCGTTCACTGGCTTGTGACGTTGCTTAAGACATTGCTGAAATCATTATTTGGAGGCTTAAAATGAACACACCTACAAAATCAAAAATCAACTACACGGCCCTGCTTATGGCTGTCGTGGGCATCCTTGTCGGGCTGGACATTATCCCGCGCGAAATTGAAGAACCCGTCGTCCAGGTGGCGCTAATCGGCGGCCCTGCGTTGATTGCGGTCTTCCGCACTTGGTTCACATGAGGATTGATTGGGGCGTCTTATTCCTAGTGGTCGGGCTTGTGGTCGCGGGTGTCTATTTGGTGGTGACATGACTTGGCTTATGGCTAAGATATACGGCGGCGCGGCGGCTGTATTGCTTGTCGTGGGTGCCATATTTGCAATCCGCAAGGACGCTGTAAACGATGCCAGAAAGGAAGATAAAATCGATGACATGGAAAATGCACAAGATATTCGCCGTCGCGCTGATACTGCTGACAAGCGGCTGCGTGAACACGATGACGCAGGGTGGCGCGACTGAAACCGCGCTTTGCGATGAATGGCGGGATAGCCTGCCCACTCGGTCACGATCTGACACCACGCAAACCCAAGATGAAATTCAAGTAGCAATTGCGACGCACGCGGCTGTTTGTTTGGGTTGACTGTCTGACTTAACGCCCTACATGTCTGTTGTGGCAATGATGCCGCCGGAGTCGTTGCTCCAAGAAGCCGCGCTGGTTAATTCCTGCGCGGCTTTTTTCGTTGTTATAGGTCAAATCCATCTTGTGTGGCGGGTGTCGGTGGCGCGACAAACAGGTCAGGCTGGTCGTATGCCTCTTGAACGCGCTTGCAGGCTATCTCGAAATAGTCGGGGTCTAGCTCAATGCCGATCCCCTTGCGGCCCAGCTTGGCGCACGCGACTAGGGTGGTGCCGCTGCCCATGAATGGGTCTAGGATTGTTTCGGCGTTGGGTAGGAAGCCGAGACACCACTGCATAAGGGCAATTGGCTTTGGTGTCGCGTGGTTGTCTTTGCCGTCTTTTGCCGCTTGCGATCTTGAAAGGTTGAACGCACGCGCGGCCTTGTTCTGCGAAGTCCATGCAAGTTCAAAATCTGCCAGCGTAAAATTTCTTTGGCATTTATCCCAAGCCAGCCAGCGCATTGTTGGCGGCAGCAAATCAGCAAAGTAATTACCGCCCCAAATTATTTGATCCTTGGATATTTCTAGCATTAGATCAAAGCATTCTTTTGGTGGCCGTTCACTGTCCCACGCATTACGCTTAGACTTCATCGCGTCTTGCCTGCCCCATCCGTGGCCGTTGCCGCCTTGCCATGCGTCCGCTGTCCCATACGGCGGGTCCGTCACGACAGCATCTACCTTCCCAAGCGCGGGCATTACCTCAAGGCAATCGCCCAGATACAGCGTGCAGTCGCCAATTACTTCCTTGCGGGTCCACAGGTCTGTCATGGTGTTTCCTTTGTTATTCTCTGTTGATTGGATCGTGCGCCGACACCACAAGCCCTTTGGCTTTGTCAAACGTCATGGCCTGAATCCCCCGCACGCCGCCAAAGTTTGCGCCATATGCGTCGGGTGGACAGAATGCCCGCAATGAATAGTGCGTGACCCCTGGCATATCCATGACCTTAAGCGTGTGAATGTGACCAGTCAGAATA